CTGCTATATTGCCGACAGAATCCATGATTCTCGGAGTTTGTTCGGCCATTCGATTGACCTTTTCTAGCAGGGGTGTGTCAGCGTATGCTGGGGGCCCTGCCATATAGGCAAAGTTCTTCCCCGGGATAAACTCGTAGTGAACTACGACGCTGAACTCCACGGCATTGACGGAGCCTGGTGCCGACTGCACGATGGCGACGAGTCCAACATAGTTGGGCAAGTCAGCAGCATCATTAGCGGCGCTCAAAACGTCAACACCTGGCTCTGTATATACAAAAGCGGATGGATCAAGGATACTAGATGTGAACTTGAGATCCGTTCCCGCGGCTAAATCTGAGAGGGTTCGCTTCTCGACTCCTTTCCTCCCAATGAGATCTGATTCCGTATAGCCGTCTGTGGGATTGGCTGCCCAAGCCCTCATCTCTGAAATAGACATAGGACACAGGTAAACTCGCCCCGTCGCATTATTAGTATTCAGCTGCGTCGAGACCTTAACCCCCGCTCCAACAACTCTCAAGCCTGTACACTCGTCCCAACCACTAAACATCGCACCGGATTGCGGCAACGTTCCTTTACCACCAGTGAGCAGGTACTTAGACCCGCTTATGGTGCCGTACTGGTATGTGTTGCTAGGCCAAAAAGGCAAAACAATGCATCCAGCACCTGCTGCGGTGACGGTGATGTTAGTATCGTAATTGAAACTAAGAGCAGCGCTATAATTATTGTCGAAGTCTGGTACTTTCGCACCTTTGGCCCGAGGATCCCAAGGATCCATTCTGGCCAGCGCGTAGGGATTGGAGGCCATTGCTGGCGGTATCTTCTCTTGTCTATCCCTCTTCGGACGCGCCGGGGTTGGTCTAGGGCGCTTACCTTTAGGCTTCTGCCTCGTTGATTTCCCATTAACCTTGACCATTTTCCTACTCGCTCTGTGGCGGCCTTCTATACACTATTCACTTCGTTATCTATAAATCCAATGTGGCTGTACGAATACGGGGCCGGCACCCGCATCCTCAGGCTCCGGAGCCATGGCTTTTGACTCCATAACGAAATTATGTTCCCTAAACGCCTTCTCGACCAGTAATTGCTCACCGGGAGAAATTCCAAATGCTTCTGTGAAGGAAACTCGGGCGTGGGGGTGAATAGGCATAGGCTTGTGTGCTTTGGGTAGATCCCAATACTGATGGCTCAGTTTATAGCGTAACTGCTTTAACTTCCGGCCTGAGGGCTTCACTCCATTGCGAAGACACCATAGTGCAAACTCTTGCATCACAGGGACACCAGCGTGCATCGCCAACTCACAGGACCCAATAGCCCAAAGCGTTTGTAACGCCTCGGGTATGGTGTTCATACTGTGATGACTCATGCATGCGCGTGAAATGGCCCTAGCTGGTTTTCTCACCATGACGTACTTACCAGGTACGACCTCCATAGGGTGGCCTTGGCAAAACTCGATGTCACTGAGCTCGTAGACTGCTGCCTCAACAGCCATTTTGAACCCAAGACTCTCGCAGTGAGCAACAAACCCGTCTAGCAAATGTTCGTCGCGCTTCTCAATAAAGATCAACGCGTCGTCCCCATCACACAGCATGTCCCAGTTCAACCCTGGGAACTGTGCGAAATATGACCCGATCATTATCACGGTCATGAAGGAATTACCTCCTCCTGTATCTTGATCGCCAGAAGCGACACCACCATCTGCCGTGTATTTGATACCATTTCTGGTTTTTCCACGGTTTCTGGTCTGGTGCCACAAAAGTGACCTCAAGTAGGAGTTGTTCCCATAATGGGAGAGATAATACTTATGCTTGAACTGGGTGAAATACTTGTCCACTGACTGATCGAATCTGCTAGCATCCACACCCTTACAGGAGAATTGGTCGAATCGTGCCGCTTTCTTTGCGATTAATCGCCCCCTTTGCACGTTGTTCAACCCCTTCGCAATGATTCTGCCCTCCGGCATCCATGGCATGTACCGTTTCCAGTTTACGTGTAGTAAAAAGTGCTCTATGGGTTTAAAGAAACACCCAAACTCTACGTTAAACTCAGGAGATCTTGCCTGGATCATCCTTGGATCGGCACTACCCTTGACTTCGCCATCAACGGGTTCTACTTTTATGAACGCTCCTAATAATCCCATATAATCTTGAAACCCAAACTTCTCCAATTGCCCGACAGCCCGCTCGTAGATCTTCCGCTTCCCGGGAATGTCAACAGTCTCCAAAAAGGTTCGCCGCGTGAGCTTCACTAGTTGGTTACTCGTTCCCATTCTGCAGATGAAAGGAACCAGGGCGTCGAGCACAGCTTTACCTCCAATAGTCATTCGGAAGGGTGGGCAAAGCACACGATTACACAGGGATACATGCTCATTGCATTCACATGGTCGGTGAAAATAAGGAACCGATAGGTCCAGCACCAAAGCGACCGTCTTTGGTTTTGGTACCCCCCATACAATGGGTCTGCTGCTACTGCAGCCTGCGCCGGGATCCGACCGGGTGAAGTGTCCGCGCGATTTTTCTTTTTTAAATCGGCTCCTCGCGCACACTGTCGG